TGGGGACTATTCTAAAAATAATTTTTCGATATTTTTCGGTATTTTTCGGATTTTGGTCGGGGAATTGGCGGGGACTTTTTTAGCGAATATGACTAAGAAATAGGTCTGTTGTCGCTTCAGCAAGTTCGTCCTCTACTTGATTGTAACGATCCGTCATATAAACCTTTGTATGCCCCAGCGCCTGGCTTAATTGTTCAAGCGGAACCCCTGCAATAATGCTTTGAGTCGTGAAGAAGTGGCGCATCATGTGAGGTGTTACATGCAATCCTGTTGCTTCATTCACTAGATTGAAGTTTCTATTTAGCTGATTTGGATTGATGAGACCACCTTTCTCGTTGATAGTTATATAATCCTTGTGCTGTTCCTTGATAATTCCTAACTTTCGCTTAATCTTAGAAGCTTCAGCTATCAGATAATAGATCAGGTCTGTTCCGATATCATCAAGGCAGACATATCGCTCTGAATCCTTCGTTTTAAGCCCTCCTTTCCCTTTTAAGGTCTGGTTGCTTCGACTGTCTCTAAGATGCAGTATAGCCCGTCCGCTGTCGTTCTGAGTGATGTCCATTGGACGCAATCCAAAGACTTCTCCTCTTCTCAATCCAAAAATTGTCAGATAGGTCAGAGCGTAGAATTGTTTTGGCATAATCTCTTCTGCCTTTGCTATCCAAGTCTTGAACTCTTTGAGAGTCACTTTCTTGTTTGCAGCAGGGATATCACTCTGGCCGATGAAAACACCTTTCAAGCGATTTGAGAGCAGATTTCCATTTTTGACGGCATCATTCAGCAATGCCATGAAGCTGGAATTGAGGGTTTGAACAGTGTATCTGGTATGGTTCTGCAACTTTTCAGCGATAAAGAGTTCATACTCATTTCTATCCAAATTTTTAAGCAGGGTAGAACCAAACTTTGCCTTGATATGGTTCTTGTAGAGATTATCATTGAGGTAGTAGGAAGTGTCATTCCAGCGCCCTGTTGACAATCTCTTTTCAGAATAAATATCCCAATATTGATCAAGTGTCAGATTCGTATTGATACCTAATTCTTGTTCTTGGATTTGTTGCTCAAGCTCTACTAAGGCTGCACGAGCTTGTGGAAGGGTTGTGAGACCACTTTTACTTTTTTCTCTTTTTTTACCTCGGAAGAAAAAAGAACGTCTGACATAGTATCGCTTGCCTTTGGCAGTTTCATAGTAATAGATATTTGGGTATTTTGTTTTATTATATTTCATTGTATTCTCCTTGTTTATCAGCTTCTGGACAAGGTCTAAACATTGAGAATATTGACATCACCCCTTTCATGGTGTAAAATAGGGTATAGAAAAGAGGCCTTTTTAATGGCTGATTTTTTATAAGGGTGAGCTTCACAATCAAACCTTGGCGAGGGAGATTGTGGGTTTTTTTTATTTTTTAGCAAGACGCCATACTGTTAAATCTAAATAGTAAGTTAAGTCACTTTTACGAGAAACGACTCTCTCAGTTTCGATATTTAGGGTTTTATATGGTCCTCCTCTACCTGTAAGGATTGCATCATATCTGTAATTTGGATTAGAAATGTAGGATGAAACTTGTGTTGCAATCATAGCTGGTAAGTATCCGACAAAGATATTATTCACTAAAACTTTGACAGCATTTTTATCATGCGGATTTGAAGGTTCTGGTAATAGTTGAACGTCTACTGTTTTCAATTTATTGTATTTGTAAACAGGTTTATATGTTTCAAGCATATAAGATTTCAAACTCTTATTATCTTTCCCAAAATAATGGACACCCTTGGAAAGAAAATCAGCTGCAATCTCAGCTTCTTCTTGATGATAATTTGTTCCCATTAATAAGAAATCATCTCGGAAAACAATTGTATCAATCTGTGGACTGTAATTTTCAACTTTCTTCTTTTTCTCTCGCTTTGCAGTTAAACGACCAATAATGTAAGTTATAAAACCAGTAATAAACAAAAAGAAGCCGAGAGGTGGAAATAAAAATAGGAATATAGCACCTAAAAACATAAAGACAAGCCCAGCTTCTTTATATTCTTTTGGAGTGTGTTGCTTTTTGCCGTTCGAGGCAAGAATAGATTGCTGTTTGTTGTTGACTACTTTCTTTTTTCGCTTTTTAGATGATTTAAACAAATCCGAAAGTCCAAAGGTTGTCTTATGATAAACCTTGTTATACATAGCTTTCTTTGGATTTTTAACCCATCCCATCCCTTTCTTACCATAGCCAGGGATAATAGCTTTTTTAGCCTGTCTTTTCCATTTACTAGTAGTTCTAGCTTTTAAACTTCTGGTCAGACTTGGTTTTCTCATTCCTATTTTCATAACTTTCTCCTTTATCCAACTAGTGACTTATATTCTTCTTTTACCATGATTTCATTTGTCACGGTTTTTAGATTGTAATAGGACATGAATTTGAGGTAATCAAACTCTGTGGGGTCATCTAAGCTTTCTAGTGCGTCTTTTACGAGATGATGGATCATATTCCTATCAGCTTCGTTTTCACAGCGTAAGCGAGCGTTCTGGTACTCTGAGCGTGTGTGGTCTTTGTGTCCGAGTTCATGCAGTAGTACCTTAACTCTCTCTTTTTTACTGAGTTTATTAGACAAGAAAGCTGTGTTGGTTTCTTTTTCGTAAAACCCGAGTTCATCAGGTATTAGCTCACCGTCAAAATCGACAATGCGAACCTGAAAATGACTTATAATTTCTTTTTCGGTCACTAAGCAGTACCTCTAATCACCAGCTTCTTTGAGATAACCTTCAATGATAGACTGGATGATTTTCTTCTTTTCATCTGTTAATTCTCGGCCACCAAACATCATGACATTAGATGCCATTTCTTCAACATTCAGTGTCTTCCCTTGCCATGTGTACTCTTTTGAATTACCAGCGATAGCTGGATTATCTGTACGTCCGAGCAGGTAGTCTAAGGATACATTAAAGTAATCAGCGATTTCTTGCATTCTTTCTGTACTAGCTTTTTGTTTTTTTAGGGAATATAGTGTGTTTCTGCTATATCCAAGCTTTTCTTCCAAAGCATTTATAGAAAGTCCCTGTTTTTTTGCAAGTTCTTTGATTTTTTCGTATGTTGGAAACATTGATTTATCAACCTTTCTAAGCATTACGAAAAAATAATTAAATTATTTAATTAAAGTTGTTGACAAAATTAAATAAATAATTTAAAATTATATTCGTAAGCTAAAGAGTTAGCGAATAAGACAACTAAAAAATAAAGCCTAATGAAACTGATTGGCGTCCGTTTTTTCTAGGTAGAACCTTACTTTTAGTAGGTCTTTTCTCTATGGTTTGATTTTAAATCATTTATTTAAAAATGTCAAGAAATTCGCTAACTTTTTAGATAATTTTTTAAAAGGAGGTCAGGGATGAACGAAGAAGACCTGAAAGAATTATTGGAACTCTTAGCGACAGATTATGGGCGAGGGTATCTAGATGGAGTAGTTGGGGGACTTTCAATGCTTTTGAAAATTTCAAAAGAAGCAGAGAAATATAGAAAGGAAAAATATGAGTAAAGAACTAAAGATAATCAAGGCTAAAATCAAAACTCGTTTGATTGAGTTGGATATGACTCAAGCTGAATTGGCAAAACAAGTACCTGTAACATCATCAGTTATTTCAGAGTTGCTGAAGTATGGCAAAGGTAGTGAGTCTGTTAAGGAAAAAGTTGCAGATGTTTTGGGTATTGAAAACCCTTGGAGAAATCACTGAGAGGTCCATACATGCAAGCGAAAATAATACTGAATTGGCAGAAGAAAAATCACCAACTTAGTCAGATGATGATCGATAGTCTTGAGGGACTAGATGTTTGGGAAACTATTTTAACACTAGGAAAAGTAAGAAGAGGAATATTATGAACGAAATTTTTAATTTTCACGGGCAGGAAGTCCGTACTTTGACAATTGATGATGAGCCGTGGTTCGTTGGGAAAGATGTTGCAGATATCTTAGGATATGCTAAACCACTGGACGCAATTTCTCGGCACGTTGATGAAGATGACTCCGTGAAATACGGACTCACCGACAATTTAGGTCGAACACAAAACACTATCATCATCAACGAATCTGGTCTCTACTCTCTCATTCTTTCAAGTAAGCTTCCACAAGCGAAAGAATTTAAACGTTGGGTGACATCAGAGGTCTTGCCAGCTATTCGCAAGCAGGGCGGTTTCATTCGCGAGGACTTGGACGAGGATGCCTTTATTGCTCTATTCACTGGCCAGAAGAAATTGCGTGAGCAACAGGCGACTATGCTGGAAGATATCGACTACCTCAAGAGTGAGCAACCGATTCATCCAAGCTATGCTCAGTCGCTATTGAAGAAGCGCAAGGCTAGGGTCGTGGCTTGCTTAGGTGGTATTGATAGTCCAGCTTATGCGGATAAGACTTTCGCTCAGTCAGTCTTTAGACAAGCTGAGATTGATTTCAAAGACCACTTCAACATTAGTCGCTATGATTTGCTACCCAAGAAGCATGCGGATGCCGCTCTAGCTTACTGGATGACTTGGGAGCCAAGCACCAATACTAAGATGAAAATCATGAAATTGAACTCATTTGACGAAGTGTAGGAGGGAAAAAGATGGACAATGTTCTACTTTCACTGTCTGAATGGATTAAATCTATTATCAAGGACACAATCACAAGGCTAGTCGAAATAGAGAAAGATAGTGATCACTATCCAGAGTTGATGGATGTGAACACTACCTGCGAATTTCTAGGAATTAAGTATGCCACCTTTTCAGATAATTATCGTTACTTAAAGGGATTTCCAAAGGAATTACCTGGTAAGAAATGGTCAAAAAGAGCCATCAAAGAATGGCTCTCTAATCAAATATAATAACTTTACTAAAAGGCTTCTGGACAAGGTCTTAGCAAAATTATTTGACTATATTATAGCACAAAAAGAGGATAAGGAGATAAAAATGTTTGAACCACCGATTTTAGACCAGCTGATGGGGGTTGGAGCCTTACTGCTTGGATTTGCAGGGGCTTGCCGTCATATCAAATTGCAGGAACAACGCAAGGAAGAAGAAAGACGAGAAGAGCAAGAATTTGCGTCTATGATTATCCAAGTGCGTAATCATGCATATGAACGTGGTAGAGAGGACAAATGGCAAGAAATTCGCAAGAATATTCGCAGAGAGTTCAAAGGATTCACATATGACAACGAACCGCCTGTAGGATTGCGCCCTGAGCTGTTAGCTTTGCCAGAACCTAAACAGTCTGCAATCAGATTTTTGTAATGAGGAGGTCAGGAAATGGAAGAATTGATTGAATCGCTGGATAACCTGATTATGATTGTTAAAGGACTGGAAGGAAGGGAATCAACTTCAAGACATTTTATTACGATATGGGAAAACGATTATAAAAATCTATTACTAGTCAAAGAATACCTAACAGACTATGAAAAACTAGCTAAGGACTATCGTGATGTGGAGCTTAAAAATAAGCTGCTAAAGATTGAAAAAATGGAGCTGGAAGGCAGGTACATCTATGAGGATATGCGGATGAAGTACCGCGCTAACCGTAGGAAGTGGGGTGCTAGGTATGTCTGAAATTAAGTGGATAAAAATCACAACCGATATTTTTGACGATGAAAAGATTTGCCTGATTGATGCCTTGCCTGATCCTGATGCCATCTTAGTGATATGGTTCAAGATTTTGACACTTGCTGGAAAACATAACAGTAATGGTTTGTTGATGATGACTGATAAGGTTCACTATACAGATGAAATGTTAGCTACTATTTTTCGTAGACCATTGAATACAGTAAGAATGGCTATTGGAGTTTTTGAACAGTTTGGGATGATTGAGATTATCGATGGTATTATTAGCTTGCCAAATTGGGAAAAACATCAAAACGTTGACGGAATGGAGAAAATCAAGGAACAGACACGTAACCGTGTAGCCAAATACCGTAAAAAACAGAAAAATCTTGCTCTTGGTAACGTTACAGGTAACGTTACAGTAACGGACGGTAACGCACTAGAAGAAGATAAAGATAAGAATAAGAATAGATTAGATAAAGATAAGAATAAGAAAAGAATAACTACTACTAGTAGTGGTAGTGAAGAAAATATCTTAGAACTTTTTCAATCTGAGTTTCGTAGACTCTTATCTGGATTTGAAATTGAAGAAATCAACCATCTACTAAATGAGAATGATGTGGATTTGGTGAAAGAAGCATTGAAGACTGCTATTAACTCAGGAAAGCCGAACATCAAATATATTGGTGGGATTTTAAGAAATTGGCAGATGAACAATGTTACCACTGTTGAACAGGTTCGTCAATCGGAAAAGAAGAACAAGGATAAGAAAGAAGAACAGGAGGCCAAGGACGAATGGGGGTACTAGAACTAATTGAACAATTCGAGATTGACTATTATCCGTTAAGCTACGAGAAGAAAACTCTTTTAGCAGACCAACCAATTCATCAAGTGGTTGCCTGCTTGTCTGAAATGGCTAGCTGGCATGAATGCGGAGGTCGGCTAGTATGGTAGACAATGTGTTTGAGGAAATCGCCTTATCTTATCGTAGGAATACAGAACAACAAGAAGAGTTCTGCGAAAAGCATAACATCCCTTTGATAAAGATATTGAGGACCGAGAGTGTTGTATGTCGCATGTGTGAATCTGAGCGGATTCATGAAGAAAATCAGGAAAGAGTGAATGAACTGGCTAATGCTGAGAATGAGCGAGAGAGGAAATACTATCTTGAAAAGTTCTCTCTTTATGATGAAGTTTTGAAAAATGCTACTTTGGACAATTTTGAAACACCAACCGAAAAAGAAGCGGAAAAGCTAGCTTTTGCAAAGAGGATTTGTCGTGAGTGGTCTGAGGGTGCTAGGAACAACATCGTGTTACAAGGAGAAGCTGGAACAGGTAAGAGCCATTTGGCTTTTGCTATGGTTAAGGCTCTATCTGAGTACACGAAAGAGATTGCTATCTTCATCAACGTGACGGACTTGTTGATGAAGATTAAAGCTGATTTTAGTCAGGAGGAGTTTCTGGTCAATAAAATTGCCAATGCTAAGTTCTTGGTTTTGGATGATTTGGGAATGGAAAAGGATAGCGAATGGTCGTTTACTATTCTCTACAATATCCTGAATAAGCGTTCAAATACAATCATTACCACCAATTTGACTTCTGCTGATATTCAGAAAAGATATGGCAGACCCTTTATGTCCAGACTGATGAAGGGTGTGGATAAAGACCATTTGATGGTTTTCAATGATTTGACAAACAAGCGAAAGCAATATTTTTAGAATAGGGGTGGCTGATGTTTATTTTAAAGCATGGGACAAGAGAGGATAAGCCGTTTCTAAGGTCTGCAATTATCAGTGTGACTGGCTTGGATATTTCGTGTTCTGAGGAGAAGAAAGCCATGCGGTTTGTTTCTAGGGCGGCAGCCTTACAGGTTGGTAAGGCTTTGAGGGGTTCCTTTGGGAATTTTTATCCCGTTGAGGTGGAGTGATGTTAGAGCTTTACTTCGTCTACAACGGGCACTGCAAGTTTTACCTTGGAACGTTTGACAATGTCGATGATCTCATTGAACAGATGGAAGATCATCAGTGGGCTTTCTCGGCTATCACTCATCCAAGATTTCAGAAGCACATTGGTCAGCGGACGACACGGTTTGACTACGGTTCGAAGGATTGTTACTATTTAGCGACTTTTTCAGGAGGAGAAAAAAATGATTGAACTTATTAAAGAATTTGGAATGGCTATTCTGTGGTTATTTCTCGGCTATTTAGTCGGGGAACGTGCAGCAAGAAAGGAAAAGAAAGATGATCAATAACGTTACATTTTTAGTGGGAGGTAAGAAATATGGTTGGAGTAACCTATCAGGAAATTCATCTCTTTGTTAAATTTTTGAAAGAGCAGTATGGACAAGGGCGTCCAGACTATATTGAAGCCCTGAACGACTTAGACGGTCTGATGGAAGTCTCCTACAGAGAAGCTATTGAAAGATTTTTAGAAGATGAATTATGATAAACGAACAGTCATTGATGGACTGAAACGCACAATCGAGCAAAACGAAGAGAAGATAATCGAGTATTCGAAGCCGTGTGATGCACGCAAGAGACGGATTAGAGCGCTGGAGCGCGATTTGTTGAAGAAAAAGAATAAAGAATTAAGACGGAAAGCGGAGGAGTTGGAAGATGATGGAAGAGTTAAAGCAAAAAGTTAATGCAGTATACAACTGGACGGTAGAAGACGGGAAGCCGCAACCTCCCCAGCAAGATTTACCACAAGTGGTGAAAGACCGGGCGGACTATTTTTGGGAAATGGCAGAAGATGGTATGACGTTTATGGGAGCGATGGAATGCATCTTTGCTGATGAAAAGCCTACAGACTATGATTTGGGAGCTACTAAGGGTTGGTTGCCAAAATCTAAGGAGTTTGATGATTGGGTTGGCTATTCGCCAAGCATGTCTCAGTTAGTTATTGCAGTTTATTTGATTTACAGAGGAAGCGAAGATGAAACTTAATGAATTGATTAAGAAATATAAAAAACTTGAGGGTGTATGGAATGCTGAAGGAGCAGAACTAGCTCGTCAAATTTTTCTGCAAGACTTGGAACAACTAGATAAACCAAAACCAGTCAAAGTTCCGCAGTGTGTGGCGGAATATATAGAATTTAAAAAGAAAAACAATTTTCATGTTTACGGTCTTGCTTGGCTTGACGGCTACGAGGTTGAAAAAGAGAAGCGGTATTTTGTTAAGATTAAAGGGAATATTAAAGAAAATATGTTGGTTTATGGAGAACTTTTGGAAAGGTACTTCTTTACAAAAAGCTTTAGTTTAGACGATGCTATATATTCCCACACCCGTAAAGAACTAGAAAATGCAAAAATCGGCTGGGTGTTTGATTGTGAAGGGTTTGAGATTGAGGAGGTGGAGTGATGACACAAACACTTGAAGAAGGAATGAAGAATCAAAGTAAATGCATAAAAGTCCCAAGGGAAATCAGACCGTTTGATATAGGGTATCGAATAGTGAACAAATACGGTCAAGCGCTCGCTTTAAGAAATGGGGCAAGTATATTCGATTTGCCTTTTCTGGCTGAAAAAGCTATAGAAAAAGAATTTGGGAAGAATGATCCAGACTTTGACATCGGAAAGCATTCTGTTGAAGAGGTCGCTATTGTCAATTTAAGTAAATTTCATAGTTACTTTGAGGGGGTGGAGTGATGTCATGTAGTGAAAATTTAAAAAAAGAAAAAGAATTGACTGCTGCTATTTCAAATTTCAAGATAGAAGTCTTACAAAATGATGATAAATTGAGCAGTCTATCATTAAGCAACATCAAAAGGCAAGCAAGGGATCTATATGAATGCTTAGTATGGTTGCAGTATAATGCGGAGGAATCAGGTAGATGAGTTATGATTTGGAAATCTTAGCGAAAATAGAGAGTGGAGATTATATTTGTATTGCTGAACCTAAATATAGTTCTCCGAATCAAGTATATGTTACGGTTTCAAAAGAAAAACGGTCTGGAAGACCTGAAGAAAGCACGCAAGAACCTTGATTGGTTGATTGAGGAGATGGAGCATGAGTGAATACGCATTGTATGAAGGCGACACCTTTATTACCATGGGGACGCTTGCGGAAATCAGCAAAGAAACAGGAATTGCTGAAAGGATGTTGAAGTATTACACTTTTGCATCCACCCAAAGACGCAATCCAAATGGTAGAGCTGTCGTAAAGATTGAGGTGGATGATGAAGGATAAATTAAATCCAAGACAAGCAAGTAGGTTTGCTTTCTTGCTAAAGCAAAAACGTAAGGAAAGGAAGTTGTCACAAGAAAAGTTAGCAGCTAAACTAGGCTATAGTCGCTACTTGATTGCTCAATGGGAGAAGGGGGAAAGTGTACCGAATATCTATAATGTAGAAGATATCTGTACTTACTTTGCTTTTCCTGCTGATATTATTCTCGGGAGTAGGGCATGAAAAAAAGCCAGCACAGCTGACTTCTCGTGTTATAGTTTCGCATAACTATTATATCATGAGGAGGAGTTCGTGTGCAAATAGAGTTATTGGATATCATCGACGAAAAGAAAACCAGAAAGGAAGCTATCAAAGTACTAAAAAAATACAGTCGTCTGAGACGGATAGCTGGAGAAGAATACGCCCCCAAAATAACAATATCCTACTCACTTGAGCCAAGGTCATCAAGTGGTCAGACAAGCAAGCAGGTAGAAAGCATGGTCTTGCGTAGAGTATCAGCTCAGCAGGACCTAGAACTAATCGCTAAAGCAATCAACAATCTTTCCGATATGGAATACACACGTATCCTAATCGAACGATATTGCAGGAAAAAGAGGAGGGAAGACTACAGTATTTATTCAGAACTAGGCTACTCATCTAGTGAGTATTATCGGATATTGAACAAAGCTCTATTAGAGTTTGCAGAGTCCTATCAAGCAAGCAACCTTTTAGTCTATAAGTGATTTCTGGGAAAATCTTGGGAAAAATCTGGGAAAATCTTGGGAGAATTGGAACGGAAAAAGGTGCTAAAATAGTATTATCCAATGATTGGCAGCGAACAGTCATGAGGACTCCTAAAAATATAGAGGCTTCGGCCTCTTAGACAGTAAGGACAGGTTAGCAGGTTGTTTGGGTCTCCTTGAAACTTTTACCAAGCGTACGTTTTACTGCTAGACCAGCTGGTTCAATTCCAGCTACTGTCATATTCAATGCCACGACCAGTGGCTTTTTATGTAGGAAAGGAGAGGTACATGAAGAAAGTAGAACCAATTCGTGATTTAGACGATATCGAACGAATCAAAGATTACTTGAAAAACAAAAGTGATAGAAACTATGTTTTATTCATGTTTGGAATTTACTCTGGTTTAAGAGTGAGCGACATAGTACCTCTTCAAGTTAAGCAAGTGATTGCTGATAGGATTGAACTAAAAGAGAAGAAGACAGGAAAGATAAGATATTTTCCAATCAGCCCCCCTCTAAGAAAAGAAATCAATCGATACATTAAAGATAATCAGTTAGCAGAGTACGACTATCTCTTTCCAAGTAAAAAGAAAAAGAGAACAGATGGTGTTCGTATCACACACATTGGAAGAGTAGCAGTCTATCAAATACTTCAAGATGCAGCTAAGTATGTAGGCTTGAATCACATAGGAACTCATTCGATGAGGAAGACATTTGGATATCATCATTACAAAAAGAATAGTAATGTAGCTATCCTACAAAAGATATTTAATCATTCCACACCAGACATCACACTAGGATATATTGGTTATAGTCAAGACGAACTTGACCAGAGTATACTATCATTTGATTACTAAATAGCCTATCTATTTTACATAATGAGAAAATGTAAATTAGTTTTTAGAAAAATATGGTAGAAGCCTTGGTACTCTTGACTTTGAAGTTGTTTAATTTTATTTAACAGAATATAAGATATGTTAAATACAAGAGGGGGTGGGTGCACTAAAAACACCCCTACTTTGAAAGATACCGAGGGGTACATTTGAGAATACCAACCCCCTCCATTAAAAAGAAAGGACTCCCTCCCTAGATGAATACCAACCCCCTCCGAGCGGACCGTAGTGGACCCCATAGAGTAGCCTTTGAGAAGAATAAGAAGATTATCTTAAAGACAAGAAACACTTGTGGGATATGTGGCCAGCCTGTAGACAAAGACCTGAGATATCCTCATCCATTAAGTCCAGTCATTGACCACATCGTTCCAGTAAATAAGAACGGACATCCATCTGACATTGCTAACTTGCAGTTGGCGCATTGGCAATGCAATAGACAGAAGTCTGACAAGCTATATGCTGATGAGAAGACAAACGGAACAAAGGTCATTGGTAATAGGAACTTACCACAAAGTACAGATTGGTTTAAGTATAAGGGTTAAAAAAATAAACGTGATTAAAAAAAAAGGACGAGTGTTCCTGCCAAGGTGGGGGGATGACCCCCTCCCCCTCGGTGCTTTAGGGCTTCACACCGTCACTGTACATTTTTTCTCGCGGGAAATGAAAGGTAGTTGTATAAAATGACATTGAAAGGTATGGGCTATCTCAGGAAGAAGCTAGCCAATTACAAAATGGGTGTAGACACTAGATACAATCAGTATGCTATGCAACACAATGAGATAGATGTTGGTATTACGATACCACCTCAAATCAGGCAACAATATCGGGCGGTCTTAGGTTGGGCTGCTAAGGGTGTTGACAGTCTAGCAGATCGTTTGGTCTTTCGTGAGTTTGCCAATGACGAATTTGGAGCGAATGAAATCTTTGCTCAGAACAATCCAGATGTATTCTTTGATAGCGCGATCCTTTCAGCATTGATTGGGTCGTGTTGTTTTGTCTACATCTCGCAAGGGGACGATGATGACGCTCCTCGGTTGCAGGTTATTGAGGCAAGCAATGCAACTGGTGTTCTGGATCCTATCACTGGCTTGCTGACAGAGGGCTATGCCGTTTTGAAAAGGGATGACAATGGTTATGCCGTGCTTGAGGCTTATTTTACTAGTGATGTGACTTGGTTCTATCCTAAAGATGGAAAGCCGTTTGCAATCGGAAATCCAACGGGTGTTCCTTTGTTGGTACCAGTCATTCATAGACCTGATGCGGTTCGTCCGTTTGGTCGGTCACGAATTACTCGGGCTGGGATGTTACTATCAGAGATATGCTAAACGAACGCTTGAGCGTTCAGATGTGACTGCTGAGTTTTATTCATTCCCTCAAAAGTATGTGTTGGGATTGAGTCAAGACGCTGAGGCGATTGATATTTGGAAAGCAACTGTATCTAGCTTGCTGACTTTTACCAAAGATGATGAAGGGGACAAGCCGAATGTGGGGCAATTCACCACATCCAGCATGTCTCCTTTTACTGAGCAGTTACGGACTGCAGCCGCTGGTTTTGCTGGGGAGATGGGTTTGACCTTGGATGATCTTGGTTTTGTTTCTGACAATCCGTCATCTGTTGAAGCTATCAAGGCTAGTCATGAGAACTTGCGGTTAGCTGGTCGGAAGGCTCAGCGCTCTCTGGGCTCTGGTTTGCTGAATGTGGCCTATGTCGCTACTTGTTTACGAGATGAGTTTCCGTATTTGAGGAAACAGTTCAATAAAACGGTCGTGAAGTGGGAGCCTTTGTTTGAGGCAGACGCTAATATGTTGACCTTGATTGGTGATGGTGTTATCAAACTGAATCAAGCGGTGCCTGGCTATATGGATGCTGAAACCATCCGTGACTTGACTGGAATTAAAGGGTCAGACAAGCCTGCTCCAGTCGTGAAGGAGGGAACAGATGGTGGAGGATATCGTTCCGAGCCTGCTCAAGAAAATCAAGTCTGAGTTTGAAGGTGCTAGGCTAGACAGCGAGGTCTTGAAAGACTTGCTGTCTAAACTACAACATAGCAAGGCAAGTTATTTGGACGCTAATCAATATGCTATTGAAATTGGGGAGATACTTTCTAAGGCTCTGGGAGCCTCTCTAACGAACGAAACGCTACCAGACGGTAAAATGTATTACAATATCGCTCAACGTGTGCTGACGGACGTTCTGGGGCGAAATTACGAGCTTGTGAGTGATTATACTGAGCAAGTTCAGAAGAATTTGAACTCTGAGGCTAAAATTGGGTTAACTGCTCAGGTTCCTGAATTGAATCAAGACCGAATTGATGGTCTGGTTAATCGTTTAGCCAGTGAGGAAAGTTTTGATGATGTTCGTTGGCTATTAGAAGAACCTGTTGTGAATTTTACTCAATCAATAATTGATGATAGCATCCAGAAAAATGCGGAGTTTCAACATAAATCTGGATTGCAACCTGAGATTGTAAGAAAATCAGCTTATCACTGTTGTGAATGGTGTCAGGAGGTTCAAGGTACTTACAAATACCCAAGAGTTCCAAAGGATATTTATCGAAGACATCAACGTTGTAGATGCACTGTTGATTATGATCCTAAAAGTGGAAAGGTCCAAAATGTTTGGAGTAAGGCGTGGAGTAAAAGTGATAAAAGTGATAAAATAGAAGCAAGAAAGAACATCGGAATACAATCTGAAGTCAGTCAGGTTAGAAAGCTTGCTCTTCAAATAGGTATAACTTCAAACCCTATAACGAAAAGCCTTAAAAAATTAACCGAAGAAGAAATTATTCAAGCGATTAGTGGTGGAGATAAGACGAAAGGGTCTTGTTCATCCTTAGCATTTGCTTACATAGGAAATAAAGCGGGATATACAGTTCTAGATTTTAGAGGTGGAAAGAGTTGCGTTTTTTTTGGTAGTATTGATAAAATCAATATGATTGGAAGCCTTCCAGGTGTTAAGATGCATGTAGCCAAAAACACAAATGACTTCAAAGCGGTCAAAGAATTGTTGGAAAAGGCAGAAAATGGCAAAGAATACTATTTGGCAACAGGTAGACATGCTGCAATCATTAGGAAAAATGATAATCTAGTTGAATATTTGGAGCTTCAATCAAAATTTGTAAATGGGTTTAAGCCATTTGATGACACTGTTTTGAAAAAAAGATTTAAGGCTAAGAAATCTCATGCTGTAAGGGGACATAAATATGATGTAGATAGCTATCTTATTGATGCAAATTCATTAAAAGACAACCCTGAATTTCATAACATATTGAGTTTCCTTAACACAGCTGAATCTAAACAAATGAAAGGTATTACAGGACATGAAAAGTGATTACGAAGAAGTGAATTGGTCAGAGTATTGTTACAAGGAAAACGATGATGATAAAACTTGGTGGGTTGATACTTCATGGTATGCCAAAGGATTGATGCTTATCACATTTGATAGAAAGAAGTTCTATAACCTTTTTGAAGATTATCCTCAAAACATGACTTCTGAGGAGATTGAAATCTTTGATAAAGAAAATCCATTTTGGGAAGATTTCTTTTCAGATAGAAAATAATATGTTAGAGCACTCGCAAGGGTGCTTTTCTTATGCTTAGAAAGGAGTAACAATGGGAAACACGATTTATTTTTTAGAGAAAAAGTCTAGTCTGGAGCGCGGTGCTTCCGTGAAAGAAATTTTGGAGGAAAATCTTGAGGCTAGTCATGACTACACTTCGGTGTTGGTAGTTTCTTTGGATAAAGATGGTGAGATAAATCTTGGCTATAGCTGGGATAGTAGTTTGCAGGCATTGGGAATGCTAGATGTTGCTAAAAACTATATTTTAAACGTAATCAATTAAATCATCCCAGCGATAGGGTTATCATGCGGTACGATTGAAAGGAGCAGTGGATGGCTAGAAAGAAACTTGGCAATCAGAATCCTACTCAATCGGTAATTTTAAAGTACGTCAAGAAAAATTCTAAGGCGAAAGAAGCGGTAGAAATCTACGAGCGGACGGGTCTTTCTTGCTACGCTTGGCAAGTCAACTTGTTGACCTCTATCATGGCGGTTGACAAGAATGGTTTGTGGGTGCATCAAAAATTTGGCTACTCTATTCCTCGTCGTAATGGGAAGTCCGAACTCTTGTATCTTTTTGAACTTTGGGGCCTGCATAATGGACTAAACATCCTACACACGGCTCATAGAATATCCACCTCTCATTCCTCTTTTGAAAAGGTGAAACGTTACCTTGAAAAAATGGGATATGTGGACGGTGAGGACTTTAGCTCTATACGAGCCAAGGGACAAGAGCGGATTGAACTGTTTGACGGCGGTGGGATTGTACAATTTCGTACCAGAACATCCAATGGTGGTTTGGGGGAAGG